CTACGAGGGCGAGATTAAAAACCAGGGTGATACAGTCATCATCCGGGCGATCCCTACCATCACAATTAATGATTACGTTGTGGGCCAGGCCCTGAACTACGAACGTCCAGTGTCTACCGCCCTGACCATGACCATCGCCAAAGGTAAATACTGGGGCGTTGAAGTGGACGACGTAATGAAGGTCCAGGCTGATGTTGAGCTTCTGGGCAAGTGGACCGACGACGCGGCCATGCAGTTGAAGATCACGGTGGAAACCGGCTTCTTCTCAACCGTCTACGCCGATCCTCATGCCTCCAACCGTGGTCTGACCGCCGGCGTGCGTTCCCTGGGTTACAACATGGGCGTTACCGGTACTCCCGCACAGGTCAATAAGATCAACGTGCTGGATTACATCATCGATGCCGGCTCCGTGCTTGACGAACAAAACGTTCCCGAGACCGGCCGCTGGTTTGTCATTCCTACGTGGATGGCTGGGATGATCAAGAAGTCCGACCTTAAGGACGCTTCCCTTACTGGTGATGGGACCTCCCCTATCCGTAACGGTAAAATCGGACAGATCGATCGGTTCACCCTGTACTCCAGCAACCTTCTGGCTACTGCCTCCGACGGTGGGAAGACCTGCTTCTACGCCATGTTCGGTACCAACGACGGTATCACCTTTGCCAGCCAACTGGTAAAGACTGAGACCATCCGGGCGCAAAATGCCTTTGCTGATCTTGTTCGTGGGCTGAAGGTCTACGATTACAAGACCATCAAACCAGAGGCCATCGGAACGCTGTACTGCTACAAATAAGCAGTAAAGTGCAATTATAAACAACCCTAAACTTCCCCCGGGGGATCAAACCTCCGGGGATCCATCTAAGGAGACTATTTCATGGCTATCGTTACCAGTTACCTTGGACCTAACGTGTCCAACGCTCAAAAACCGTTTGACGGTATTTTCCGTCCGTATGTCTTAAAGAATACGATCGACCTTTCTCAGAACACGGCCATCCTGGCCTCTGATGTCATCCAGGTACTCAACATCCCCGCTAAAACTTTCGTTCAGAACGTCTGGGTGAGAATTACCACACCTTCTGGTGGGACTCTAACCGCGTCTGTCGGTGACACCAATAACGCCAGCGGTTGGGATGCTTCAGTAGATCTCAACGCGGCCGCCGGAACGATCACCTGCGGCGCCACGGGTACCGACGCCTACGCCCTGTCCTCACTCGGGCCTGGCAAGTCATACCCTACCGCCCTCCCCATCTCCCTGTCCCTTTCCGCTAACACTCCTGGGGTTGTGGGTAAGTTCGATGTCTTTGCTCTTTGCATGGACGTTTCATAAATCGTAAATCATTAACATAACTCCCGGGGAGAAGGCCAACTTCCCCGGGAGATTTATAAAGGAGAAATAATGGGCAGACGTGAAGATTTTACAGTAGGTAAATTGAACTTTTCAGATCCCCGATCCGGTGGATCCTCAACCTGTTTTGCGCTGAACTTCATCCCTCCGGATGGAACGAAGGGCTTTGGTACAGGATCCAGAATGATGCTGGACCAGGCTGCGCTCGGGATGGTCCCCCTGTGGGTGAATGTCGGTACGACTGATTCCTGCAAATTCCGTCCGTTCGGTCCTCAAATAGGTTGGGGAATCGAATTGGCCGCCAAGAAAGTATGGGTTTCCGGTACAGCCGGTTTAGCCATTCTGGTCCCTGGCCGTGGTTCCGATGCCGGAGATGTTGGGTTTGCTGGGTATTACATCTCAGACGACCAAGACAGCATCAACTCTACCCTTGTCGGTCAGACTGATAATGCCATCACCATCACCAACTCCGCCGATCCTCTGTCCGCTCACGGGGCTCAATGGGGTATCATGCGTCAGGGTGGCGCAGCAGCCTGGGACATCGTGTTTGCCGGTACCAAAATGATGGCCGGCGGTGCGGCTACTGATGCGACAACCCTTACCGGGGCTTTAGCTACCGATTTAGGTTTCGCCTGCTATTCCGCAACCGATGATACGGATAGCATTCAGCAGGTCGTAATGACCGCCAACACAATGACCGTTACCATGTCCGCGAACCCTCTGCTTGCCCATGGTATTCATTACATGGTTCTTCGTCCTCGTGGCATGGGTAAACCGTCCCACTACATCGCCTATGCTGCCAAACGTACAACCGCTGGTGGGTCAGTTTCTGAAGCGATCTCAGTTCCAGGTGCCCTGGCTACTGATGTGGCCATTACTGGTTTTGCCGTAACAGACGATACGGACCAAATCGTGAAGTCCGTTCTTACCAAAGACACGCTGACGATTACCGCACCGGCCGATCCTGGGGCCACCCATGCTCACTGGTACATGATCCTACGTGCTTATCCTTCCTAACCATTAATTAATCACTGAGAGGCCATGTGGATTAATCCCCACATGGTCTCCTTTCAAAGGATTTTATGCCTAAAAAAACCCAAGATGGATATGTTTTTTACGAGAACCAGAACTACCTGAGAAAAATTGGAACGAGGGAATTTTTTATTTACTCCGAGGCCCTGGCCAAGCGCGAAGATATGATGATCTACAACCCATTAGCATCGGATGACACCAAGGAAATCAAAAAAGCGCCCGGGGTTGACGATGAGACCCACAGCAGCAACCTGACCAAAGAATTCATCGGTCTGACTCGTGAGGAAATTAGAGCAACGGTCAAAGAGATGAATCGTCCTCAGAGATTACTCTGGGCGATCGACCTGCTCTTTCAGCAACTGCCCATCCATGATTTGACCCAATTCTCTCCATCGCGGGGAGACATTATGAAAATAATCGGTCCTCCTGTCTCCGCTGCAGATATTCTTCACGCGGTCGAGAAATACAAGACCAACCCAACCAATATCAAGGCCCTGATCGCTGAGGCTCACATTGCTGACCCACCAGAACCAGAGGGGACAGTAATGATAAAGGAAACCGACCCAGATGACCCTCTCTCAACTTTTAACTTTGGTAGCGAATCGACTGGATGACACCAAGGAGCCTTACCTCTGGAGCGATGAGGAATTAACATCCTACGCCAATCAGAGAATCAATGAAATCTGTCAAGCCGTCCCAGCCATCCGAGATGATTCCACCGCAGCCATCTGCACGATTTCGGTTATCGCTGGGACTCGTTCTTATGCGACTGATCCGAGGATTATTTACATCAACGAAGCAAAGCTGGATAAGGAAACTATTTCTTTAGACCGCATGACCTTCGGAGAAATCAGGAATTTCAATCAATCCTGGAAAACAGTTTCTCAGACCCCTCGATCGTTTTTCACCGATATGGAATTGGACCGCATCACCCTCTACCCCAATCCCATAGTGAATGATACCCTCCGTCTGAACGTCATCCGCCACCCGCTTGTTCCCCTGGATTATACCTTGGCCGATTCCATGTCTCCGGAAATTCCGGAACGTTTCCACGAACTCCTTGTCCCGGGGATCACTTCCTTAGCCATGCTGAAGATGGACGCGGAAACAGAAGATCTCGTCAGAGCGAAAAATGACTTCGCCGGATGGAAAATGAACCTCGAACAGATCAAACGCTTTTATCTCAATCTTCATTACTCCCCCACGATAGCCGTACCCCACCAGGCCTTCATGTAATGGAATTAAAAAGCACCCATAAACTTGATCAATTCGCCGGGATTGATAACGTTAATCTACTCACCGATATGGAGCAGGTCAACGATCAGGGGCATAAGTATTACTTCGCCTCGGCGGTGAATTTTGACTTGACCAACAAAAGAGACATGCGCCGGCGCGATGGTTATCGTCTTCTCCATGATTTCGGTTTACCCGATGTCCACAGCATCTGGTCCTTCAAAGATGACTGTTTCTTCATGGTAGGAGATTCCCTCTACCGTCTCAACTCCAACCTCACCTATACTTTACTCCTTGGAGGATTCGGGATTAGTCCCATGAATTATGCCGAAGTGTACGGCAAATATTATTTCACCAACACCACAGAAATAGGACGAATTGACTCCAATGGCATATCCGCTATTCCTTCCCCAACAGACAATTTCAAAGTCAAAATGCCCGCCGGCCATCTCATGGAATGGTACAACCAATGCCTATACATTGCCGTCGGAAATATCATATACTGTTCGGATCCGACCTTTCCGGGACAGTATGACTATCGCCATGGTCTCCTCCCATTTAACTCTCGTATCACCATGCTCAAAGCCGTCACCGATGGTCTCTGGGTAAGCGATTCAGAAAACATCTACTTCCTCGGGGGAGACACAGTTTTAAATTTTTCCACTTCCCATAAACAAAAAGTTCCAGTGATCGAACGAAGCGCAGCGGTCATCGATGGAAGATATCTCGGTACGGACTCTGTAGGAAAGTCAGTTCTCATGCTGACCACTGCCGGTATCTGTATTGGTTCCTCCGGGGGTAACTTCCTCGTCCCCACCGCCGATCGTTATCACGGATCCAAATACTTTGTTGCCTATGATGCGTCCGTTCGTATCTCCCAAGATCGTTATCAATATCTCGTCATGGGGTATGATTATCAATCGGGCGCCGCCATGGACATCTTAGCCGGGTTCCAGGTTCCATCCCTGTCATCCGAAATGAACCATAGGATGAGTCTGCCTCTATTGCAGGTTCAGTTTACTGCTACATTCACATAAGGAGAAAATTATGGCTTTAAAACTTTCCACAAAATTGCGGAATCAAATGCTCAATGGTGAGGACCTTCGCCGGATCTTTGAGGATGCGGTGATTAAAATTTATTCTGGATCCGCCCCGGCTACTGCTGATCTGGCCCCTACCGGAACACTCCTGGCCACCATTTCCAAAGCATCGGGTACCGTATCTGCCGGTGAAGTCAGTACACCGCAGGAGACCAAGATCCTCATCGGGTCTTTCGCTGCGGGTGAAACATTTACCTTCATCGATGATTCTATCAGTTACACCTACACCAATACCCCGACATTGGGTTCTGCCATTTTAGTCGCGGCTGCTTTTGCTGCTGTGCTCGATGCGCAAGATCCCAACATCTCCGCCTTCGCCAGTGGTACCGCTACCATCTATATCCAAGCGAAGTACAAGGGTGTTGCTCACACCTGGTCCTCAGCCGGTACTGGTACCCAGAACGGTTCCACTGGTGCTCACGCTTGTGCTGATACAGTTGCGAACGTCCTGGCCGATACCATCCGATGGGGTGTTGCTGTTGACGGTGTGATTTCAAAAGAATCAGCTACCTGGTCCGGACTGGCCGTGGCTACCGGTACCGCTGGGTATTTCCGTATGGAAACATCTTCCGATACCGATGTGGACGATACCTCCAATAAGATCTTCGCTCGTCTACAGGGATCCGTGGGTGTGTCAGGTACAGAAATGATCCTATCCAACACGACCATCACCACCGGCGCCACTCAGACGATTGATACCGCCACCATCACCCTTCCGGCCAGTTAAAATTCACTGTCCATCATCCACCGGGCGGGGATCAGAAACTTGGTCCTCGCCCTTGACCTAAACAATACGAAGGGATAACTGATGGGTTCTGTTGCTATCACTCTTACCTCGGGGACGTTCGCCGGCGGAGACCCGGGGCATATCCAGCTTAACCTTACCCTTCCTTCTTTAGCTGTTCTCGATCTTGGGACAGCCGCTGCCCCGA